GGACGGGAGCGCGGAGCGTCGCGATGTCCGAATGTTCACAATTCCGACATCCGTTTTGGACACATGAACGTCAATGGCTCGCCACATTGACTTCCGACAATACTAAATGGTGCCGGTCCCATCGATTAGGCTAAATACCCAACCTATTGCTCTTTGGGCCACCCTGGCAGGTCTGGATCTTCGCCGAGTTCCGCCAGACGCCATCGACCGTCGCGGATCGGGTACCTCACCGCGACCGTCATGACTGCCTCACGCTGCTCGAATGCGGCCTTGACGATGTCAACGAGGTCCGCGAAGGGGATGTCGACGCTGTAACCCGCGGTGCCGTCGGGTTTCGTGTGGCTGTTGATCTCCGTGTCGGTGACGTTGATGCGGATCTCACCCGAGAAGTCGCCGTTGTGGTGGTAGGTGCGCCCTGATCGTGTGTCGTCGCTGATCATTTCCCTCTCCCAGGTTGGATTCAACGAAATGGATGATGAATGGCCCGCCGGCCACACTATCGGCGTCTTCCTCGGCGTCGGGGACGATTCACGACTGGTTGGTACGGCCCGCGGCAAGGGGGATCTGGCCAGGTTGTTCCGGTTCTTAGCCGACGAATGGGACCGTATGCAGGTAGATCCAACCGTTCGGGCAGCCGGCGATCATCTGTTCTTCCCGGAGGCGTGGACCTCAGCCGGGTCCCATCCGGCGCGTGGGGCTTAGGGTTCGCCTGGTTCGTGTTGTGGTCCACCGTCGTCGCCCTGGTGTTTCGGCTCTTCTAGGGTCCATCCGGGCGGGAGCCACAGTGAGCCGCCGGTGAGCAGGATCTGCCCGTTCCGGTACTGGGCTGCGACGACGGGGATGGTCACGAGGCCATAGTCGACCCTCACGGGCGCGTTGGGGTTGTTGGCGAGGATGTCGAACAGTTGGTAGCCGGTGAGGCCCCATTCGCTCATGCGGCACCCTCCTGGTGACTGCCCGGTCTGCCGTTCCTTCTTGCGGACAAAGCGTGAACGCGAGATGGGCTGGTTGGTTGGCAGACCGGGCAGCGCCCCCTTTATACCCCGCCAGGTCCTTCGGAGATAGCCCCAGTCTTACATACCGGGCCGCGACTATGCGCAACTGGGGGGTTACCGGTGGTTCGCAAGTGGAGAGTGCCCGCGACGGTGCTGGACGTGATCAACGGCGACACCATCCTGCTGGAACTCGATTTAGGCTGGCACATCAAGTTCGTGTCCAAAGTGCGCATCGCCCGCATCGACGCCCCGGAGCTGGCGACCCCGCAGGGTATCGAGGCGAAAGCCTACGCACAGACCCTGCTGAAACCCGGCGACGACGTCACGTTCCTGTCCCGGGCCCTCGATAAGTACGGCCGCCCCATCGGACACATCATCTTCGACGGTGCCGCCTTCCGAGACTTCGGCGACGAGATGGTGTTACACGATCACGCGGTCACCGTCGACTGGTGATCATCCTCGGGCCTATCACGCTCCGGGCCCCTGACCGGCTCATCGATCTCCTCGTAGACGGCGAACTCGATCCGGTACGCCGTCTCGCACCGCGGACACTCCCACTCCTCCGGGAATGCCTGAACGTTGGTCCAATGTGAGCATTCCTCGCAGTACACGCTGAGTTTCTTCCCATGACGCAACTCGCGCAGTGAGCGACGCAGGACCGCCTTGTAGGTGTCAGACAGTCGGTTGACCAGTAGCTGCCGCAGGATCGCTGAATCAATCTTCCCGCGCGGGCTGATCCGCATAGACAACCGGTAATCCTCGGGGTTCATCGGCATCACGCGATCCTCCCACAACCGGCACGCCACTAGAGACGAAGGAGTCCGATGGCCACCACCGCCCACGGCATACTCACCGCCGACGCCGTCACCTCCGTCACCATCGACGCCGGCAGAGGTGGCGTCGTCATCGTCAACCGGCAACAGTCCGGCGTCATCTGGGTCCGCTACGACGGCGAAGACCCCGAACCTGAACAGCCCGACACCTACGCCGTCTACGGCGCCCGAGAGTTCCCCATCTACTCCCGCAGCCGACAAGGCGTCACCGTCGAATTCCGGCTCCTCAGCGAAGAATCGAAGCAATACTCGGTGGAGGCGTACTGATGGCCGTCCACGACCTTCCCAGCATCGGCGGCGGCGGTGAAGGCGGCAGCGGTGCACCCGGACCCCCTGGACCTCCCGGACCTGCTGGACCGACGGGACCTGCCGGACCCACTGGACCCGCAGGTGCCGCCGGAACAGCCGGAGCAACCGGACCTGCTGGTACCGCCGGAGCGAAGGGTGCCGACGGTGCCGCCGGGCCGAAAGGCGCCGACAGCACCGTCCCCGGCCCCGCAGGCCCGCCAGGACCCGCAGGCGAGAAAGGCACCAAAGGCGACACCGGAGCCCCCGGACCCGCTGGACTCCCCGGCGGCGCCCTACGGCAAGCGGCGACAGCCACCGTCACCGCCGTCACCAACGCCGGGCAGAAACGCACCACCGTTGAACTGGCCCCGTCGTACCTCATCGCCGCCATCTCGACGACAGTCCCGGCAAGGGTGCGGCTCTACCCGTCCAACGCCGCAGCGACCGCCGACCTGAACCGGCCCGTCGACCAGGAGCCGGAAGCGTCATCGGAGCTGGCCATGGAGTACGTCACCGAAACCGGCAAGCTCAGCTCCACCATCTCCCCCCTGGTCGGCGGCGCACAGGTCCCAGCTACGCCAACCGTCTACCTGTCCATCGGCAACCTGTCCGGCGCCACCTCCGACGTATCGGTGACGTTCACCTACCTGGCATTGGAGGCGGCCTGATGGCTAGAAGCTCAGCGATCTACACGCAGGTGGTGGGCTACCCCGCATACAGGAACTGGGCTAAGCCGATCTCGGACGCCCTCAACGCCACCGCAACCCGCACCACCGACACCGGGCAGGTCAACTGGGCGACCGTGACGACCGAGCCCGCCGGTGGGGCGGTGCGTGACTTCGAGGTGTTCGCGATTGGTGGCTCACTTCAGGCGACGGCGCCGATCTACTTGCGCTTCGATTACCAGGGCAGTAGTACCACTACTGGCGGCATCTACATCACCGTAGGCACCACCACCGACGGAGCGGGCAATCTCGGCGGGCTGACGGTGGCGAAGATGCAACTTCAAGCTGCTCTCGGAGGAACCAACCAGTACGCGTGGGCGTCGTGCGACAGTGACAGCTACTTCACCTTCGCCTACAACCTCGACCCGGGCGGCACCGGCAATGACGCCGTCGGGGTTGTGGTGGTCGAACGCACCCGCACCCTGCCCGGGGCCGCTTCCGGGGCGGGCTTCCACGTCTGGCGGTGGACTGGTGGCGCCACCTCCATCACCACCTATCAGGGCGGCTGGTCCAAAACCTTCGGCGCCACATCGCAGCCGCAGAACGCCAACTACAACCTGGACGTCCTCGCGCCGGAGCTGTTCAACACCAACACCGCGTATGTCGGCGGTACCTCCTACGCCTACCCGGTCTACACCTACACCGCGCCGTTCGCTAAGGGTGCGTCGAAGGCGCTGCTGTTGGCTTTCCAGTACGACTTCCCCCGGGGCCAGCCGGTGACGTTGACCCACTACGGGGAGCCGATGACGTTCATCTCCATGTCGGATGCCGTCACGATGCCACTGCCGACGCTGAACAACGCTGGTGCGGCGGCGACGAAGACCATCTCCCCGCTGATTCGCTGGGATTAGGGAGGGGCTGACCATGGCGCGTGGATCTGCTTCGTACACGCAGGCGGCGGCGGGCACGCTGGCGGCATACAAAGCCTGCTACCAGACGATCTCCAATGTGATCAACCAGGCGGGGGTGCGTACCGCCGATACCGGGCAGGTGAACTGGGCGACAATCCCCAGCGAGCCGTCATCGCTCGGCAGGGACTACGAAGTGTTCGCCCTCGGAGGACCCCTACAGGCAACCGCGCCGATCTTCCTGCGGTTCGACTACGCCGGGTATGGCGTTGCCGGTACCTACGGCGTCCACATCACCGTCGGCACCACCACTGACGGTGCGGGAACCCTGGGCGGGCTGACGGTGGCCCGGTTGCCGTTGCAGAACCATGCCATCGGCACCCCACCCGTCCAGTGGTGCTGGGCCGCCTCCGATCAAGCCTCCTACTTCACCTTCCTGTACGCGCTGGACACTGCCGCCACCGGTCAGGACGGCGTCGGCATGGTTGTTGTCGAGCGAACGAGAGACCCCAACGGCGACGCCAACGGGGTCGGCTTCCACGTCTGGCGCTGGCAGGCATTCTCGCTGACAACGACCACAAACGCGGGCGGCTGGTCGAGAACGTTCGGAGCGGGAAGCCAGCCGGCGGTGGCTGACTTCTGCTACAACGCCATGGTTCCGGACCTTCAAAACAACACGAGCGCTAGCCAGCCCGGTGGCCTGTTCTACGCCTTCCCCGCCTATACCTGGACTCCACCCGCGATCATGGGGGGTGCGTCGAAGGCGCTGATGTTCGCATACCCGCCGGACTTCCCCAGAGGTAGCGCTACCCCCGTCACCCACTACGGCGAAAGCATGACCTTCATTCCGCTGGGGGACGTCATCATCACCGGCCAGCCCGCCATGACCTCCAACACCGTTGCGGCAGTCAAATACATGGCCCCGATGATTCGGTGGGACTGATGGCTACCTACTACTCGTCGGGCACCACCGCCCGAGTTTCATTCACGACCCGCTTCTACCTCGCCCTGGACGCGCCCGACCCGCACTACGCCGGCGGGACCCGGGAGTACGGCATCGCCCGTCCCGAAGGCGGCGGCGGTAACGCCACCCGGCCACTGACGGGTCTGCTGCACCCCCCCGACAGGCGCGGCAACCGTGCACAAGCAGCAGCGACATAAGGAGAACGCATCATGCCTGCTGGACGACCCAGAGGTACCGGTGCCCCGACAGCTCTGAAACTGCTCAAGGGCACCCCCAAGGCACGCATCAACCAAGACGAGCCGCAACCCGACGACGGGGTACCCGACTGCCCCACCGACAACAAAGACGTCCGGGAAGTGTGGGACTACACGGTGGTTCAGCTCCTGAAGATGCGCACCATCACCATGGCCGACCGCGACGCCCTGCACGCGTATTGTGAACTGGTGGTGCAGCACCGCAACGCGGCGAAGTTGGTGGAGCGGGACGGGGTGATCATTCAAGGCGCGCACGGGGTGGTGAGACACCCCGCCGTGTCGGTGATGAAAGAAGCCGGGACGATGTTGAAAGCCTTCGCCCGGGACTTCGGCCTCACCCCGTCCGCACGGTCCGCGATCCGGGTATCGGACCAGCGGGTGGCCAAAACCGAATCGGGCCCACAAAGGCTCCTGTCAGGGTGACGTGCACTTCACGGCGATGAAGTTGGCGTCGATGACCAGGTAGATGCCGAACTCCACACCCAAAGCCTGCGACCAGGCGGCGAGCATGCCCAGGGTGTGGTTCCGGTCAAGGCGTTCCAGCTCCGACATGGACGCGGAGCCGATGTCGAGCAGCTCGGTCAGTTCACGTTGGGTCATCTTCAGGGCCTCGCGGCGCCTGACAAGCAACTTCCGGGCCTGTTTCGACCCTTCCGTGGCCTCCCGCTTCGTGGGTGGCTTCGCCGGCGGCCTCGTCACCCTGCCCGCGGTGAACTCGTCGTGCAGGCGCAGCAGCTCGGCGTATCCGGCCTCGTCGAGCAGTTCACTACCGAGGGCTTCGATGGTGCGGCGGGTGGCGACGCCGGAACCGTTGATGGCGTGCCGGACCACCTCATGGTTCAGGTTCGTCATGCGGGCCAGCTTGCGGTAACCGGGACGGCCGGCGTTCTCCCACGCGTCGTGCAGCAGCGAACTCCAGCTAGTCATCGATCACCTCGTACTCGAAGCGGGTCAGCGGGTCCGGTGTGTCGAAGACTTCCTTGCTGGCGTTGAGTCGATCAGCCCAATGCCTGGCCTCTTCCTCGGTGGCGAACCTCAGCCAGGGGAGCCGGGTGATGTTGCCGGACTCCAAGCCTTTGATGATCACCTGGTATCTCGCGCGTCGGATTCCTCTCATTCCCACGGCATCCTCTGCGCGGGGAACACCGGGTGGTCGGAGCCGATGACTACCGCGTACGTGTCGGCTTCCGTCGGGTGGCATTCGAGTCGCAGGTGATGCCACATCGTCCACGACCGCAGGTACCCGAGCACCACGTAGTCCATGATGACCGTCGCGTGTGGCTCTTTCACGGGTGCGCCTCCTTCGGCGGGAACGGGTCAACGGTCAGGCCACTGTCGAACAGCGGCGGGCAGGGGCCGTAGACCACCCGGGCCCTGTCCGGTCGCTGCATTTCGCACCAGTCCACCTCCTGGAAGTTGAAAGAGACTCGCAGGATCTTCATGAGCAGATCCCCGTCGCGGGGCGGAATCGTCACAGTGATGCGCATCCAGTCGGCTTCGCCCTGGTATTCATCCATTAGCGCATAGTAGCGGGGTGGTGACGTGCCCGCGCGTGTTCCCGGCCCGCCGACATGCGGAAAAGTCTTCGACAGCACCACATGCACCCGAAAGGGTGACCACCTCTGCAAGCCCCGCAGCAACCACGTCGCCGCGTTCTTCTCCGAGATTTTGCTCCACACCAAAGGCCGCTGGTCCCGGACACCGTTCCACCTGCACGACTGGCAGCTCAAGGACATCATGGAGCCGATCTTCGCCCAGATGACCTGGTCGCAGGAGTTCAAGCGCTACATCCGCAGGTATCGACTGGCGTGGATCGAGGTCGCTCGAAAGAACGGCAAATCGGAATTACTGGCAGGAATCGCCCTGTACATGCTCGTAGCGGACGACGAGGCCGGTTCTGAGGTGTACGGATGTGCCGTGGACCGGGACCAGGCCCGCAAGGTGTACGACGTCGCGGAACGCATGGTGCAGCTCAGCCCGCTGCTGTCCGGTCGGCTGAAGATCAACAAGCAGGCCAAGCGGATCTACGACGTCCAAACAGGCAGCTACTACGAGGCTGTTGCCGCGGATGCTCACGGGAACCTCGGCCACAACCCGCACGGCATCGTGTTCGATGAGGTCCTTACCCAGAAGAACGGCAGCCTGTGGAACGCCATGCGCACCGGAATGGGCGCGCGTGAGCAGGCACTGATGGTCGCGGCAACCACCGCCGGCGACGACCCCGAATCGTTCGGCAAAGCCGAGCACGACGAGATGCAGAAGATCGCCGATGACCCCGAACGCGCCCGTCACGTGTTCGTGTACATGAGAAACATGCCCATCGACGCAGATCCATGGGACGAAAGCCTCTGGCACCTCGCGAACCCCGCGCTGGGCCAGTTCCTGTCCATGCAGTCCCTCCGCGACGAAGCACAAGAAGCAAAAAACGACCCCAGCAAAGAAAACGCCTTCCGCCAGTACCGGCTCAACCAGTGGGTCAGCCAGTCATCACGGTGGATGCCCATGCACCTGTGGGACCGCTGCACCGGCGACCTATGGCTACGGCCCAACTGGCACAACAACGAACTCCGCGGTCGGACCGCCTACGCCGGGTTTGACCTCGCCGCGAAGTTCGACCTCACAGCATGGGCGCTGGTGATTCCAGGCGAGGAGCCTAAAGAGGACCCGGCCGACATACTCTGGCGGTTCTGGCTCCCGGAGTCGGGCCTTGAACGGCTGGACCAGTTTCACGACGGCAAGTTCACCCGCTGGGCGAAACAGGGATGGCTGACCATCACCGAAGGGTCGGTCATCGACTACGACAAGGTGATCGACGACATCAGCCAAGACGCGCGCGAATACCGCATCGTTGCCGCCGACTGCGATGAATGGTCGATGTGGCCCATCATCAACCGGATCGGCGAAGCCCTCAACCTGGACATCGAGGAGGGCGAGCTGACGGCATACCGCAACACCTACGATCGCATGAGTCCCGGCATGACAGACCTCATGGGTACCGTCAAACGAGGACTGCTGCGGCACCACGGCAACCCGGTGGCCCGCTTCTGTTTCGATCAGTGCGAAGTTCGCCATGCCCCCTACGACCCCAATCTGATCCGCCCCGAGAAGCCGGAACGGGGCCGGGACAAAGCCCGGATCGATGCGGTGCCGGCGGCGGCGATGGCAGTCAACGCGTGGAAGAGCCGCGAAGGCATCGACCCGTACCAGTCGGCGTACGAACAAGACGGGCTCATGGTTATCTGATCAACGCCGCGCGTAGTGCCTCCACCGCGGCGTTGTAGTGCGGGTTCACGTGATCGCAGGTGATACAGCAGCACCAGCACGACGAGTAGCAGTGGTCCAACTCGTCGATGTGATCGTCATGCCACCGCCGGGCCAGTTCCTCGGGGTCACTCATCGGGCCTCCTAGAAGTCGTGGATGCAGTGCTGGCAGAAGTAGATGTCCTTCTCCCGGATGGTGAGGATCTTCCACCACACCTTCCATCGCGGGAGTCGCTCCATCCCGAACCAGCCGTGACTATTGATCCTGAGGAACTCACGCCGGTACGCCCTGCGTAGCTCACCCTTCGTCCGGTACAGGTGCCCACACTCGCCGCACAGCAGGTATCCGGAGCCGGGCTCATCCACCATGTGCGAGTAGCAGTGGTCGGCGTTGCAGTCATTCGACGGTTCGTGAGGCTCCTTCCTCCTCACTCGTCCTCCACGTCGGGGCAGTGCGGAACGAACATCCACAACGGTGCCACCTTCCAGTACAGAACCGCCGACACGGGCCTGTTGCACCGACAGCACCGCTGCCAACCGCTGAAGATCCTGTCAGGGTCGGGGACCAGATCGAGTCGGGCGGACACCTTCTCGATGTAGCAGCCGCCGCAGACCGGATGGATGTTGCCGTGGATCACCTGTGCCGCCTCCACAGTCGGATCTCGAAGTTTGCCCAGCCGATGAGGCCCAGCAGGGTCAGCAGCTCCCCGGGGCCCAGGGTGATAGTGCCCATCGGCGGTAGCAGGTGGTAGATGTCGTCGGCGAGTTCGAAGATGGTCACAGCTTTTTCCTGCGCCCCCTATCGATGAGCTTCGCGGAGTAGAAGCCCGCAAGGAAGCCGACGACAACGATGAGCAGGACAGCTGCCACTCCGGCCAGAAACTCTTTCACTTCGTCACCTGCGCGGGGGTCGGCTGCGGGGTCTCGGAGTCCCTGACGTCGTGGACCACCCAGGCCACCATGATCAGCCCGGCGATAAACACCAACACACCGATCTTGACCGCCCGCCAGCACGCCGCCCAGAACGCCTTACGGAGCAGCGGCAGCTTCGCCTTGGTCTCCTTGTAGTCGGCGTTGGCGCGGTCCATGACGGCTTTCAGGTAGCCGAAGGACACCAGAGTGGACCCGATCAGCAGAACGATCAGGCCGGCGGGAAGACTCGGATCGTCATCCATGCCCACACCATAGGCGACCAGGCCGCGACTACGCGCCACCAGTACGCCATTTGGGTGAGTGGTCAGACGAATCTGCAAGTTGCACCAAAGAGGTGGGTGCGCCAGGGGCCTAGTTGGACCGGGAAGCGACACCAGCTACCCAACCTCAGCCCCCGGCGCTTAATGACATGCCCGGTTCCCATCCGGTGCCCGGCGCCCACCACGCCGCATCCATCAGCTATCCCAGCGTTGACCAGGAGAGCAATACCCGACCGTGGGATGCCACTCGCCAAGAGGCGCGAACCACGGCCACGACACACCATGCAAGGCGCGCCAACACTCGATACAACGAGCCGACGCCGCCCTCTCCTCCACACACATCACCGTCGCGCCGCAGCCCGCACACGCCATCTTGCCGAGATGACTCCCCGGCAGACTCGACCATTCGCTCACCCGGCGCTCCTATGGGGGGATGGCGGGCCGGAGTTGAACCGGCAATCCGCGCCGCTCTCGCCATCCCCATCGGTACCGGCGGCAGAACTGGAACGCGGCGGGCCCCAGACTGTGTCGGATCCTGGGGTAGCCGCCGCGCCTTGAGTGACAGGGGCACTGCCCTGTTTTCCCTGGGTTACTCCGCACCCGTCGAAAGATGCGTGCTGGCGGCAGGATTCGAACCTGCGGACGGCCACCACATGCCTCGATCAGCAGCGGGTGGTGACCGTTCTTGACTGGCCCGGCGGACACCCGCCGAAGCCAACCTCACCCGTTAGGCCACTACGGGAACACCAGCGTTGAAAAGACACCAGATGCGGCCTGTGCGGGAAATCGACGACTGAGCAGTGCGTTGGATACCCCCGCATCTGGTGCCTTAGGACGGGGCTCCGAAGCAAAAGCCACACCGGAGCCCCGACCAATAACGCCAGTTGGTGGGGGAGAACACCGGGGCTCTGAGGGCCGGATATCTCCACAACTGCCGTCGAGAAACAGATAACCAGACC